TAATGCAGATAATATTGACCCTAGAGAATACAATATTCCTGTTAAGGATAGAGAATTAATTGATAAATGGTTGATTTCTAAACTAAATAAATTAATTAAAGATGTTGCACTAGGGTCTATAATAACCTTTCTAACATCTATATCCTTTATTAATTTCTTATAATCTTTAAGAAACATATCGTCTGTTTTTGTAATTTTTTCTTCTTGACCATTTTGGTTCTTTTTTACACCTTTATTGTAATATTCATCTAGTATCCATACATGAGGCTTTCCTCCTATGTACTTTATTCCACATAATAAAAATACTTGTGGATTTGTTATTCCATAGTCACTTGTTACATAGAAATAATCAAATTTCTTTGGAATATCATTTACTTTTACGCAATGTTTTAGTTTGTCAAAATTAGGATATATGATTCCTGCTGCAAGTACCCATAAGCCTAAAATAAAACGTTGGTAGAATACACCAACGAACATTTTTTTATATCTATTTTTTGTTTCTTCATCTAAACTTGGATTATCATCCATTGTAAAATGTAAATGTAAAATATTCTTTTCTTTTGCTTTGTCAATCCATTCTACTTTAAACCAATGATTTGGTCCTTCTGGGTTACAGTTAAACCAATACTTAGAACCTTTTACAGAACATCTCGCAAGTACCTGATTAACAAATGATTGTGGCATCAATGCAACTTCATCTAAAAATGCTCCCGCAGCAGTAATTCCGTTGTACTAAATCCTGGCTCCTTTCATCTTTTCCACCAAATACATAGAAATAATTTATTACTTCTCCGTTTAGATATTTCTACTAAATTGTCTGCTCTTTTATTTTTTATCTTATATCCTTGTGCCTTTAGCATTAGAATTAACCAAAAAAGAACATTTCTTCTAAATGCTCCTACCGTTTTTCCTGCTAATATAAAGTTCTGTCCATTGAAGTTACTCATTGCCCATAGTGCAAATGATAAAGACATAGTTAAGGTTTTTCCTGCTCTGATACTACCATCTGCTATTATTCCATTTTTGTTTTTTACAGGGCTATTATCAGTCCACCAAGTAAGTATTTTCTTTTGTTTTATACTAAAAGGTTTGAATCGAAATAACGTACCATTTTTTATTTTCTTTTTCATAGTAATAGCATTTTGCATTACTTTTTTTCTTAGATTAGAAATTCGCTCATCAAGAGTTTGCTTATTATTCTTCTGCATCTTCTCTATAATCATCCCATACACCTTCCGTTGTATCGTTTAACGCTTTGATGAAACTATCATCTTTTAAATCTTCTGTATTGGTACTATCTTCTTTAGCAGCTTCCATTTCTAATCTAATCAAATCTAATTCAAATCTTCTATCATCTGTTTCCATTCTGTTGTAACTATCCAGATATCTTCTTTTCGCTTCTTGCACTCTAGTTAATGCTTCTTCAAACTTATGAATAATATTCACTGTATTTTCCGCTTCTGTGGATGTTGATGTTCCATTGCTTGATGAATTTTTGGATATTTTTATTATATTCATTTCTTTTCCATTTTTAAGTTCTTCTATTTTTTTTGTTATTCTTCTTTCTCTAACTGATAAGAATTTTATTTCAGACCATGTTTGTTTTTTCTTATCTTCAGTATCCATCTTTTGCATTATTCCTTTTTCTTCATCTGTAAGCAAATCATCATATATAGTTTCATATTCTCCAGTTTTTAAGGCTCTTTTATTTCTTTGTTCTGCTCCTGGTCCTCCTTTGTTTCCTTTTGCATTTTGGTTTCCTTTTTTCACTTTACTTAAATTACTGTTCCTTTTCCATTGTTCTTTTTTTATTAAATATAGAACTTCGTTATAAGTAATGCCGTATTTTTCAGCAATTTGTTTGTAGGTCCTTCCAGACATATAGTCTTTTTTTATTTTGGAAATTTTGTTACGATCCTCAATCACATCATATCACCCACCTACCTCATATCTAAAGTTGCCTCTTGATTTGTTAATGTCTCCCAGCGTTTGACTATTACATCGCAATATTTAGGATCTAATTCCATCATATAGCAGATTCTTTGTGTTTGTTCTGCTGCAATTAAAGTTGATCCACTTCCACCAAACAAATCCAATATTATGTCATTTTCCTTGCTGGAATTTTTAATTAACCTGCAAAGCAAATCTACTGGTTTCATTGTTGGATGCTCCTCGTTTTTTGTTGGCTTGTCAAATTCTAATACTGTAGTTTCTTTTCTATTATTTATGAAATAATGTGCTGCCCCTTCTTTCCAACCATACAAAACTGGCTCGTGTCTCCATTGATAATCACTTAATCCAAGACATAATGAATTCTTAACCCATATTAATTGTTGTCTTAGTTTCAATTCTGCTTTTTTCATGGCTTCTAAAAATTCATAAGTGCATGTAGCGCTTTGGAAAATATAGAAAGCTCTTCCTTCTTTGAGGCATCTGTTTATGTTTTTAAATGCTAAAGTTAAAAATTCTATAAATTTCTCGTTATCCATTTTGTCATTCTTTATATCGCTAGTATTCGCACCTTTGTATCTATTAGGTGCTAAGGTAACTTTTGCTTTATTTATTGCTCCCAGATCTACATTATAAGGTGGATCTGTTAGGATCATATCTGCTTCCCTATCATTCATAAGAGTCTTAACATTTTCTTGATTTGTGCTGTCTCCACACACTAGTCTATGCCTTCCTAGTATCCATACATCTCCTAATTGTGTGACTGGTTCTTTTATTTTTTCTAGTTCTTTATCTACTTCAAAGTCATCTTCTTTTGAACCAGTTATATCCTTTAGCATATTATCTACTTCATCAAAACTAAATCCTGTCATATCCATATCAATATCCGTTTCTTTTAGTTCTGCAAGTAACTCTTCTAACTTTGTATTGTCCCACTCACCTGTTATTTTATTTAATGCTAGATTTAAGGCTTTTTCTTTGTCTTTATCCAGTTCAACAACATTACACTCTATTTCTGTATAACCTAATTCTTTCAGTACTTTTAGTCTTTGGTGTCCACCAATAACAGTCATATCTGCATTAACTATAACAGGTGCTACATATCCAAATTCAACTAGACTCTTTTTGATTTTTTGATATTCCTCGTCCTCTGGTTGTAGGTCTTTTCTTGGATTGTATTCTGTTGGTTTTAGTTTTTCTACGCTTATTTTCTGAATATTCATTTTTATACTCCTTAAAACATCTTGCTTCATATTTACAATTTTTACATTTTATTCTCATACATATATAATTTTTCATATACAAATACCTTCTTTTGCATAAAAAAAGAACCTGTAAAACTGTTTACAAGCTCATTCTATTTATATTTTCAAAAATAAAAGGGGATCTGTTTTCTTTAAACATATTTTTTGATGTTATTATTATAAAACATTGAAACTGACATGTCAATGACATATTTTTGACATGATTTATTGTATTTTTCTTATTCCATCTATACCAAACATAAATACAGCAATCTCTTCTATCGCAACATTTTTATCACGATGTACTTGTCTTTCACTTATACTATATTTTTCTGCTAAAACTGACATAGCAGGTTGTCTTTTTCCTTTTATATACAAGTCCTCGAGTATATGTGCTCTCCTATGTTTCTCATCATTTCTACTGCTGTCTGCTTCAAAAATATAAAAATTTACAATATTTTTTATATGCTCTAATATTATTTCTGTTCTTTTTTTAGATGCTAATATTGATTGCACAACTGTAACTTCATCATAAGTAGAACAGTACAATTTATCTAATATTTCCTCTACTGTTGCACTTTCTAGTTCTTTTTCTGTAAATGTTGCCTGATTACAAGCACTTATAAACTTTCTATAATTTTTTAATAGTAATCTTGTGTTTTTGATCTTTATATCATATGTAATCTTCTCCTTTAACCTTTGTTCATTTTTAGATTGTTCTAGTCCTTGTTTAATCCCTTTAGCCACTCCGTCAGTAACTAATCTCTCTATTAATTCTAGTAATTGACTTTCCCTTTCAGAGATTTCTATTTTTCCCATACAAAAACCTTCTTTCTTCTTAGGTAGATTGTATACTATAAACCTTGATAAATTATAATTCTATGATTTTTGATATGTATTACAATATCTCCTATTTTATTTTTGATACGTTTTCAATTCTCTTGCTGATGTATACATCGCTGCAATATATACATAATTATCTGCATTATCTTTTCTTGCTTAGATATATTGTCTATTTTTCACCTTCTGTTTTTTCTCGTTTGCCCTTTTTATTGTTTCCTTTGATTTCATCTTCTGTATTTGCCTTCTGTCCGTTTGGAATATCCATATATAATTGTTTTTCAATAAAGTTTTCCCAATATGGACTATCTGTAAAAGTCACTTCAAAAAACATCTGATTATTGCTATTTCCTAGTACCGATTGGTAGCCATTTAATACTCTCCACTTTTTCAATTCATCATCCCATAGTGGTTTTCCTAATAACAACAATATCTGTACCCAACCTAATTGTTGATTCGTGTTATTTTCTTTGGTTTGTTCTTCAGCTTTTTTAGGATCCTCATTTTGTTTTATTTCTTCATTTTTCTTCTTTGGCATTTAAATACCTCCATTCATATTATTTTAAAATAAGCCCCATTCTGCAAATTTTTCAAATCCTCCTTTTGTTTGGATGTATTTTCTTGCTTGTTCAACTATTTCTTCATATGGTTTTCCATCTACAGTTTCATCTCCAATTGCACAACTTAATTCTACTGGTTTCCCTGTTTCTTGTGCTTTCATAAACACATATATATTTATGCTTACATCTGCTTTTGACAAATCTTTTCCGTGTAGTCCGTCCTCCTGTAATGCTATCTCCCATATCGCTTCCTAATTTTCTATTTGTAGCACCAGTATCAACATTTGTTCCACCAGTCCAATCTCCTAATGGATTTATTATTGCAGTTGGATAAATACTTTTTAATTCTTCTGTTTTTGCATTACTTTGACATATAACTACTTTGTTGTTTGGCATATCTAATATGTATTTACCATCACTACTATACTTATTGTAAATCTGATGTGCTAAATAGCTTATTTGCTGTTGTTCTTCTGTTAATGGCATTCCTTTGAATATTCCATTATCCCCACATCTTACTTTACCTTTTTGATTATTCGCTAAATACTCATCTTGTTTCGCTAATATTATTTCTGTTGCAATGTTATTTGTTTTTGTGATTCTATATACAATGTCATATATATCTGTTTCATTAAACACAACCGAGCTTTCTATAATGATTTTACAATTATTATGCCCAATTAGCACTTCAACTGCTATCTTAGGATTTTCTTGTAGTTTATATCCTAAATCTACTATTGCACCTGCTATTCTATCTGCTATTTTATCTGGGTGATCTGGATTTACTTTTTCTATCATCTTATTTTCCTCCTATTCTTTTTTGTATTTCTATGTCAATAAGTTTTTCGATTCCTTCTTTTTCTTTTTCAATTGCAGAATTTATTATTGATTGCATTGTATCTTTTGACACATCTAATATGTGCCTATCCTTTTTCAAAAATGGTTCACTATATCCATACCAATGTTTTGTTTCTATTCTAAACCTTATATTGTTAGTTACTGATTCTTTTACATCCAATGATAGTTTTTCTAATTCATTAATTATTTGTTGTTTTAATGCTATTGTATTGCTTATCTTTTCATCCATTTTCTTTTTTCTCCTTTTCTTTAAATTCTGCCACATAATTTTTCTTTATATTGACAGTTATTGCTCCATCTGGAAATGGTATTATTTCTGCATCAATTTTTATCGAAGTAACTCTATCAACATTACTACAAGTTTCTTTTGCTCTTCTTATAATTTCTTGTCCAACTGCTATCATAGCTGTTTCAGCCTCTTCTTTACTATTCACTTGATTTATAATCATATACTTGTCCTCCTTTTATTTTTTAAAAATTCTCTTACTTTTTCTCTATTCAATAAATTAAGCCCTTCCAAAAAAGTTATTACATTAAAAGCTGTATCTTTTGCGTTGTTTTCTTTTATCCATTCTTCATATTTTTGTTCCAGTTCTTTTCTTTTATTAAACCACAGCATATCTAGTTGTAAGTTTTCTTTCATTATTTTGTATTCATCAATTTGTGGGTTTACATATAGCGAAATTTCATAAGAATCAAAATCTTTATTACACTTTAAGCAAAATGTGATGTTTCTGTCATATTGATATTTTTCTTTAAATTTCATTATTTTTTTATGTATTTTTTTACAATCTCTTTCTATACTCATAATGGCAACCTCTACTTTTTAATATTTCTAATAGCTGCATCCAACATTGTTTATCGCATTCATCTCCATAACTAATTGGATTTTCTAAATCTCTTATCATTACTTGCTTGTCCTTATCAGTTATTAGATGCAAGTTATTTTTTATAAACTCACAAGTCCATTGGACTATGTATGTTCTTCTGCCTAATGCATATCTTTCTGCACCTACTATCATTGCACTTAAATCTTCTATTTTTCCATTTATTTTTATTTGCATATCCTTTTCTTTTCAAGTTTAATATTTTCTTTCATTACATCAAGTTCTTTTATTTTAGGATTTACATATAAACATATATCATAAGAATCGTTTTCTTTATCGCATTGCAAATTAAAACAAATATTTCTTTTATCTTTGTATTTTTCATAAAACTTTCTAATTTTTTTATGTATCTTTCTGCAATCTCTTTCTATACTCATAATGGCCACCTTCCTAAATATTTATTTTCATATTCTTGTTTAAATTGTGTAGCCGTCCTATTTAATGCTTCATCTAGATTATTATTAACATTAAATTGACTTGCTATTTGTTTCGCTATTTCATCTAGATTTATTGGCATTTTTGTGTTTTCATCTATACCAATTTG